CCACCCATGCCGATGTTCGGCACGGCCGACTGCATCATCTACGGCAAAGAGAGCGGCACGCTTTACGTCATCGACTATAAGCACGGCCAAGGTGTCGCGGTTGAAGTCGCAGACAACGAGCAGCTTAAATATTATGCGCTCGGCGCAATCCTTGAGATTGGCGACAAGGCTCCGGTCAATGAGGTTGTGACGGTTGTTGTCCAACCACGCGCCATACACCAAAATGGCCCGGTGCGGCGGTACACCTACACCCGCGACGAGATCATGGACTTTGGCACAGACCTTATTGATGCAGCGCACGCAGCTATGAAGCCGGACGCACCGCGCATCTCTGGCGATCACTGCAAGTTCTGTCTGGCGGCGGGAACCTGTTCGGCCCTGCGCAACAACGCCCTTGAAATCGCACAAGACGAGTTCGGCACAGTGCGAAACGTCAATGACCTAACTCCACAGGAAGTCGCGGACTTTCTGGAAAGGGTTCCGCTGATCGAAGAGTGGATTAAGTCTTTGCGACGCCACGCCAATAGTCTGTTAGAAACTGGCGGTGGGCTTCCCGGCTACAAGCTGGTTGAGAAACGACCGACCCGTCGCTGGCGTGTTGAAGAAGAATTTGTGGCTTGGGCCGCAGAAGAAGGTCTCGATGACGACGACATCTACGAAAAGAAGTTGAAGTCGCCACCGCAGATCGAGCGTATCGTGGGCAAGAAGAACTTGCCGACATCGCTCGTCATAGCTGTATCATCCGGCACATCAATGGTCGCTGATACAGATAACCGTCCGGCTGTTGCCCTGTTGGCAGCAGACGAGTTCAACGTTGAATAAGGAAACACCGATGTCAAAAGTTATTACACCTGAAGCAATCATCTCCTACCCGCATGTGTTCGAACCACAGACCCCTCCGGGTGCAAGTGAGCCAGTTTATTCTTGCTGCCTTGTATTCCTTGACGGGACTGACATGTCCGAACTGAAGGCGACGGCGGCTGCGGTGGCCAAGGAGAAGTGGGGAGACAAGACCAAGGCGTTGATGGAAGGCGGCAAAATCCGTATGCCTTTCCGCAACGATGGCGAAGAGAAGGGCTACCCTGAAGGGTCGGTCTTCATGAACGTCAAGTCGAAGCAGCAGCCCGGTGTGGTCAGCAAGTTTGCTGGTGAGAACGGCAAGCCTGCTCCGATTACTGACCCCAAGGAAATCTATCCGGGTGCAAAGGTTCGCGCCTCACTGCGGGCGTATGCGTACAGCGTGAACGGCAACAATGGCGTTGCCTTCTCACTGGGCAATCTTCAGAAGGTAGGCGATGGCCCCCGTATGGACGGCCGTCTGTCTGCTGCGGACGAGTTCACTGCGACGGAACGTCCGTCCGCAGACATCTCGGACCTTGACGATTTGCTCTAAATGAAGGGGAGGGCCGGGGAGTTTGGAAGTCGCCCCGGCCTTTCTAGATAGGGGCGGTAGGTTTGGGCTTTCCCGGACGCTTACTTTGGTACGTTAAAGCCGCCCCTATCAATCTAAAGCCTCAGAAATCATCTGGGCTTTCTTGGCTAAGGTCTTAGCCACAATCTCATCAACAGAATTGACAAGGCCAAACGTCCGCACGATCACGGGCTTTGTCTGGCCGATGCGGTGGCAACGCTTAGCCGCCTGCGCGTTCACCGCCGGAACCCAATCCATCTCCACGAACGCCACCTGATTTGCGGCTGTCAGCGTAATCGCTGTCGAGCAGGCCGTGATCTGGCCGATGAATACGCGCACCTTCGGATCGGTTTGGAAGTTATCAATCGCCGCCTGACGGTCGGCTGTCGCCATACCGCCTGCAACCACCACCGGATTGAAGTCCTTCAGCCTATCGTAAAGCGTCTGGATTGCGTCGGTGTGGTAGGCGAAGATTACGATCTTGTCGTAGGCATCATCAGCCAACTCGCCCGCTATCTGTGTGGCGATGGGCGCTGCCTTGGCCACACCTGTCAGCCGACGTAGTGACGCGATGTGAGGAGCGATGCTCTCGATCTCGGTAGACAAGTCTTGATTTGTCAGCGAATGCGCGAGGATCATATCGACCGCTTCGGCTTGGCGTGGATCGTCGATGTGTTTCCTGTCGTTCCAGTTATCAATCTCGACGGGTGCATCCTGCCACCAGATAGGCGGCAAATCTTTCAGCACAACTTCGCCCTTGCGGCGCAGCATGATTGCTTTCAGCACGGTCTTGAACTCGCCCATGCGTTCGGCCTTGTTGCCGAGGATTTGAAGGCCGAACTGGCCGCTCCAAGTCTTGCAGAAATACGTTGTATATTCGGCGAAGTTTAGCGGGTACTGCCAAATCGCTTTAAGATGGGTCCAGAAATCGCTGACATTATTAGGGATGGGAGTACCGCTAAGAAGCCAAACACGATCAGCAAACTTAACAAGGCCATCACCGCGACAATACTGACCATATAGATACTTTGTGCGCTTAGCAGTACGGTTCTTGAGATAATGAGCCTCATCCAGAACGAGAACGTCTGGATCAAACTTTGCGATCTCATTGCGGACCTCCTTCGACTGTGTGATTTTATCGTAGCTAAAGACTTTGACTTCGCGCTCGACGGTTCCCCATCGCTCAAACTCACGCCGCCAGTTAATCTTGGCGATGGCCGGGCAGATCACGACGACCTTTGTTAGGCCGAGTTTATCACAGGCTGCGATAACTTGAAGTGTTTTGCCAAGGCCTTGCTCATCGGCAAGGAATGCGGCCGGGTTCTTACAGAGAAAGTCTGCGCCGACCTTTTGGTAATCAAACAGATGGTTCATTGATCCGGTATCTCCCTGTTTCCGTATCAAATTTTATAATATTATTTTCTAATAAAAAAGGAATGCAATCCATGACGGAATTATGTGCCACTGAATGCTGCGATTTAGAGCAGACATACAGGTTTTCAATGCGGTTATCAGTGTCAATGCAGTTGATATGGTGCACAACTTCATCGGGGGTTAAGTACCGCCCAATGTGCCGCTCCACGACAAGGCGGTGTTGGTGAACATATCCTTTTTTAGCGTATGGGTGGGTGGAACATTTTTCGATAACGCTGCCTTGATCGGAGCCGCGCCGTCTGCGTGTCGATCCCTCAGGCCTGCTAAGGGTATTGATCCGGCATTGTTCCGAGCAAACAGCCGAACCATATTTTTTGAAATTGCTTAAATGAGCCAACACCGTAGCGCCGCACCCACATTTTGTTTCGATAAAATACCTGTTGGCTAATTTACCACGATACAGATATGACTGGCGAAAGGTACCATCTCCCCGGTCTATTAGCCCGGCGTATCTATCGCTGTATTTTTCTTTTGGTTGGAGTTTTAATCCGCGTTTCGCTGCCATGTTCTAGTCCCCAAACGGCGAGTAACGCCGCATCGGCGCGGCCGTCATCTTTCTTTCTAGAAAACATAGTAGCGTATTCTGGGAATAATTCAATAGCACGTTCTCTACTGGCGTCTTTTCCTTTAAAAAAACGCATTGTTTTTGTCCAAGTCGCAGGGGGGACGAGCGTTACAGTTGCGCCTAAAGTGGCGAGAACACCTTCCAATACACCACCCGCACGGCCAAACGCAAAAGAACTGGACACGCCTTGGCCCGGCATGGCCCACGTTTTCTCAACGTAAGCCTGATCGTTTTCGCGTATATGCGGGCGGAGGGCTTGGGCTAAAAGAGCCGGGTCAACTTGGTTAACTACTCGTGGCCCGCGCTTAGCTTTTATAATTGGCATGTCTATAATGGTAAGATGCCGGGTTTCGGTGTCCAATATAGCTATTGCTCCGAAGGCTCCGGGATCACATCCGACTATATTCATAGGTGACGGATAGAGTGTTAAAAGCTAGTTCGCAAGTGACTGCGTGGCCCCAAAGACTTACGATGGCGAAGCCCGTCGGGTTTGTGGCGACGCTTCGACTTTGGCTGTGGTCGCCATGTCATATCTTTAACGCTAGTCTTCTTGGCCATTACTTGCCTTTCGTATAGACCTTATAGTCGCCGGGATCGGTGTACTGAGTACCGACAGGAAGCGCGTCAAACGCTTTTTTGTTTGCGGGGATAGGGGCCTTAACCAACTGCGCGTAGTATTCTCGGAATGGTTTACCCACCGATTTCATATAGTCGCGGTCAAGTCTGATTTTATCTTCGCGGCTTTGGTCGTTAAACCAAATTAATGCGGTAAAGTTTTCGTTCTCGTCCTTAACGGCTTCTCGCGCTGCTTTGCGGATACCTTTGTAGAATTCACGGAACATTTCGGTTTGCGTTAACTTATCCGCATTGCGGTATTCCGGCGAATTGAAATATTCCGGGGCGTTGTACTCGGCATAGTCACCCATGACCTGACGCTGGCGGCGGTCAAGAGTAGAGAAACCTTCCTTTTGGTACAGATCGCGTTCGTCTAGACCAAGGCTGCGCATCTCACGTTCGATGA